GGTGGTGGTTTAAGCACATACGTTCAAGGGAGACAAAATCTTGCTCTTTTGACTCAAGTATTTTCGGGTGCAGAATCAAGACAAGTTCGTTTCAACAGACTAACAGACAAACTTCATATTGATATGGATTGGGATACAGCTGTAGAAATTGGAGATGCAATTGTTGCGCTGGTCTTAAAGAAAATTGATGGAAGCACTTATACTGAAATGTATAATGATATTTTTCTCAAAAAATATACAACCTCTTTGTTTAAAAAACAATGGGGTCAAAATTTAATGAAATACGATGGTGTTCAATTACCAGGCGGAGTGACATTAAACGGAAGACAAATTTATGATGATGGTAATGCTGAACTAGAAAAACACGAAGAAGAATTACAACTCAAATATCAGTTGCCCGATAATTTTTACTTAGGATAACCGAATGGCTACTAACTCATATTTTCGCAATTTCGATGCGAAGAATGAACAGGAACTTTTACATTCGCTTGTAACAGAATCTATACAAGTATATGGACATGATGTTTCTTACATTCCTAGAACATTGGTAAATGAGGATACTATACTTGGCGAAGATTCCATATCAGAGTATAAAGATGCACATTCAATAGAAATGTATATAAAATCTGTTGATGGATTTGAGGGAGAAGGAGATTTGATTTCTAAATTTGGTTTGGAAGTTCGGGATCAAATAGTCTTCTCTTTAGCAAGAAGAGCTTGGGAGGGGTTAGATATAGGAACTCGCCCCAAAGAGGGAGATTTAATTTTCTTTCCTCTTACTAGTAAACTTTTTCAGATAACTTTTGTGGAACATGAAACACCATTTTATCAAAATGGTGCGTTACCAACATTTGACCTTACTTGTGAACTTTTCACATATTCTGATGAAGCATTGGATACAGGAGTTGATGATATAGATGTGATAGAAAGACAACAATCTTTTGTTCGTACTTTTGAATTATCTAGTGTATCTGGAACTTTTACAGTTGGGGAAACTGTTACTGGTGGAACATCTGCTGTAACAGGAGAAGTTGCTCGTTGGGATTCAACAACAAGTTATCTATACCTCATCAATATGACAGGATCATTTACATTATCAGAAATATTGACAGGGGCAACTAGTACAGCAACTGGAACATATAACGTACAACAATCAACTGCTGAAGCTTCTACTACACTACAATCGATAGATGATGGAACAACTGACAAGACTTCAAGTAACAAACAGTTTGAGATTGATGCAGATTCGATATTTGATTTTAGTGAAGGAAATCCATTTGGAGATAATCCGTAATGTTTGGAACATATTTTTACCACCAAACTTCAAGAAAAATGGTGGTTGCATTTGGAACATTATTTAATACTATTGAAGTTCGTAGAACAAATAGTTCAGATGAGGTAACAGAAGTAGTTAAAATTCCTTTGTCTTATGGGCCAAAGGATAAGATGTTAGCACGAATTACTTCAGACCCAAATCTTAGTTCTTCTGTAGCTTTAACTGTTCCAAGAATGGGATTTGAATTAACATCGATGACTTACGATAGTGCGAGGAAACTCAACACTATTGGAAGAAATGTAGCAAAAGGAACTACTGGATTGAAAAAACAATACAATCCTGTTCCTTATAATTATGATTTTTCTCTTTTTATTTTCGTTAAAAATGCAGAGGATGGAACACAAATATTAGAACAAATACTTCCATTTTTTACACCAGAATTTACAATAACAATGACTCTTATTTCTGGTATGGACATAAAAATGGATATACCTTTAGTTCTAAATGATGTTTCTAGTGAAGATACATACGATGGAGACTTTGCAACAAGACGTTCTATTATTTGGACACTTAACTTTTCCATGAAAGGTTATCTATATCCAAACATAGTAGACAATGCAAAGGTTATTACATCTACTACAGTAGACACACATCTTATGACTGAAGCTACTGCAGCAGAACCAGTATATATTGTGTCAGAAGATAGTACTGTTTATAGTACAAATTTTATGATTTTAGATTCTCATGAGATAGATAAATCTACTAGAATACGTTTGTTGTCAGAAGAGTCTGAGGAAGCTTCTACTGCTGGTGCAACAGTTACAAGAACAACAGTAACACCAAAAGATACAACAGCGCTAACAGATGATGATTTTGGATTTAGTGAAACGTTTGAATTTTTCCCACATGGCGAAACACACGATCCAGTAGCTGGAACTGATACTTAATGAAAGTTGAAAAATTAGTTGAACATCGTATCGAGAAACATTTAGATTTAGTCGAAGATGTTTCCGAAAAGGAGGTTCAAGTCGTAAATAATATAGATAGTAGTGTGCCCGTTGTAGTAAACGAAGATGACACTAAAGATAATGACTTTCAATATGCTCGTGAAAACCTTTATGACATAATTGAAAAGGGCAGAGATGCAATGGGAGAACTCTTAGAAATTGCTAAAGCTGAAGAATCTCCTAGGGCCTTTGAGGTTTTTGGTCAATTACTCAAAAATATGACTGATACACAAGGAACACTAATGGAATTGCATCAAAAGAAACAAAAATTAGAAAATGCTGGGGATAGACAGGAAGTTACCAAAGCTCAAAACGTTACTAACGCATTGTTTGTTGGCAGTACTGCTGACTTGTTAAAATTGGTAAAGAAAGAAACAAAAGAAAATGCTTGATTTATTTAATGCGTCTGAAATGATAATGATGGGCCTAGTGCTATTCTCTTCATTTTGGATATTTTTATTTAATTATAGAACAGACAACAAAGACAAATATGCTGATAATAAGTGGTTAATTTTACTTGATTTACTTATTAATATGGGAATGTCTGTAACTGGATATTTACTTATTACTGTCGTATTTACAAATGTTCCACAACTTGCAGCTTATGAGAGTTATCGTTATCCTATTGGATATCTATTTGGGTTGACATCTAATGTGAGTATACCAATTGTTCTTAAATGGTTTCAACAACAAATCACTAAGAAGTTGAACGAAGCGGGGAAAGGAAAATAGATTATGGCTCAACAACCAAAAAAAGAACACGAAGAAACTTTAGTAGAAATAGAACCAGTAAAACAAATCGAAATTGAGACTAAAGATCTGGTAGTTTCCAGTAGAATTTGGATTTATCTTATTATAGGTATATTAGCCTATATGACATTTATAGTGATTCCAAACATTGAAGAAAAAATGACATGGATGGAAAAAGACCTTTCAGCAGTATTAGTTCAGAGTGAAAGATTTAAAATATCAACAAGAGTTTTTGCAAGAGATAATCAATGTGCAACTTGTCACTTAGACCCTGACCACTTACTTCATAACCTACAATCAACGTATCCAAGTTTTTCTGACATAAAGGCATTTATGAGAGTAGGTCATCAAAGATATTACACTATGACCACTCCTATACCAGATGAAGAACTTATGGAAGTTTATAGGACTTTGAAATGATAATAGGTGGTAAGGTTGTTGTTTGTTTAGTGTGGTTATTTTGGATTATGATTATTGACAATTCAGTTTATGGAAGTCCACCTAGTGAACGCATTGACGATAACATTAATAAGTTGGTACAGCAGTTAGAAAAACTTAAAGCTATAAAACTGAGAGATACAGGAGAATCAGAAGAATACAATCCAACATATGGTTCTACTTTTGATAGAGTGCTGAAAAGAGGTTACATTATTTGCGGAACTAATGATGAATTTCCTGGCTTTTCCGAAGAGGTATATAATGATGAAGGTGATGGATGGACAGGATTTGATGTTGATATGTGTAGAGCAGTTGCTGCAGCAGTATTTGGAGATTCGGATGCTGTAGAATATGAAATAGTAAATGGTGTTACTAGATTTACATATTTAAAAGATGGTACTATTGATATGTTATCTGCTGCAACCACATATACATTTACAAGAAATGTACTAAAGAAATTTGAATTTTTACCAACAACTTATTATGATGGTCAAGGATTTATTACAAAAAAATCTTTAGGTGTTTCTTCCGCTAAACAGATGCATGGAGCTAAAATATGTTTTAAGGGTTCTGGTACTGCTGCTAAAAA